GCAGTTGATAGTTTTATTGATAAGTTCACTAACGGAGTAACCCAGATTGATTTTGAAATGGTGTGGAAAGGATTTGTCGAACTAGCTGAAACAGCTCAAAGCAAATATCCGAAGTCGATAATTGAAAGCATGGTTTACAATATTGCCGAAGATAGCTACCAGTATAGGGTGAACTTCTTTCTAAAACAAATCGGTAAGTTTAAAGCTGGTACTGACCCTAATCTAACAGATAAGGTTGGTCAAGGTATTGCTGCATGGACTAAAACACGTGGTTCTTTCTATTGTGTTGTATTCCGGGCTGCATCCGAGGCTTTAGACAAATCACTCAAATCAAACGTCCAAATCTTTAATGGTATGGACGAACGCAAATTACATTCTTGTTATAAATTAAATTATGTTGCTAACCATTCAAACTTCGACAATGATTTTACTCAATTTGACAGCACTCAGAACAACTTCACTAGATGTGCGGAAATGTTAGTTTATTCAGCTATGGGTATACCTCAGGTAACTATAGACGATTTCTTCGAACAACGGTCGTCACGCGTTTTTGACGGTAGAGAGCTTTTTCAATCTTTGGTGCTCGATAAAAAAGATTCAGGTGCCCCTGATACTTTGATTGGTAATAACTTAGTAAATATGATAATCCTGGCTTTCTGTTTCGATTTTGATTTTAGTTATGTTGGTATTAAGGGCGATGATAGTCATGTTAGAGCAAGTTCGTTTGTTGTGAACAAGAAAAATAAGGTTTATTGTGAAAATAGTGGCCTGAAATTCAAGTTAGAACAACCGAATGTCAGTCTTTTTTGTGGTTTTTTCATGGATCCTAATTACCTGCTCTTGGATATTGTTAATAGGGCCGCCAAAGTACAGTCAAAAACGTACTTTAACAGCAATGAGATACGTACATATCAAACGAGCATTGCCGACTGGTTTAAGTTCTTCGAGTCTAATAATTACCTTGATCATTGTATCGCTGCCAATGTTGATCATTATGGTCTCTTTGAGAGCGATATCAGAGTGATGGTTAATTTCTTGGCTTGGTTTGCTTTTTCTTCTTACACGTCAGTCCGCAAAAGCATTGATTGGCATCAACCAATGGAAGATGTTTTCATCAGCATCAAACCGAAACCTGAGTTGAAAAAATTCTTAACTAGTTATAGAGCATGTTCCCGAATTAGCTGTTTAAAAAAATTCTCCGATAAACTGATTGAAAAGACAATTCACGCTTCTGGACATTATACTTTTAGGAGTAGAGTTGACCAGTTAGGTGCTGTATACTCAAAACGAAATTAACACCAAATATTTACTTATAACCAATGGATTTTGTTTTTGTCTGTTGTGAACATGAATGCAAAAAGTTTAAAGAAGACGGAAAGAGAGATTGTGAAAGATCTCTCCAAAGTGTCAATCCTCAAGAAACCGAAATCAACGCGACCAACCCAGATTGCTCGAAAACGTGTGACTCGTTTAGTGAATGCTGCAAACCCCCAGTTTCGACCCCACAACCGACTAGAATCACCCCGCAAACTCGTTTCGACGGGAGGGGCAGGTACTACAACGGTCAACGGTCGCAATTGGTTACACAAAATTTTAGACCCTGCAAACCAAAGTAACGGGACCTGTTATGGAGTCCCTGATGCTTCCGGTACACAGGTTGTCACACCTCAAGAACGCGAAATTTTCAAGATTAACTTACCACTTTCTGGTTTCAAATCGTCCGCACCGCTTACACCCGTCAATTTTAATCCCGACCTCGTATACAACCTAATCGTTGTCAATTCACCAGTTGCATTGACCACTTTTTGGATGGCATATCAAGGTGCCTTAGGCGTCCAAGATTGCATTTACCAGTTCGGTGCGTTACCATACAAATTGAAGGAACATGCTAACGGTGTTGTTAAAGCTCGATTGATGTTCTTCGGATCTACACTTCAGTTTACAGGTGCTTCGATTAAAGATCAAGGTGAAGCTGTACACTCTCAATTACTGCATAAATATTTACCCGAATCCATTGGTTTACCTGATACAGGTGTTGCTGGTTCTCTCGTTCCACACCCAGCTTTAAATTATCGTGTCTGGCCTCTCACTTCCGCTCAGTATAATGGTTCTTCGCTCAATCTGAATGGACCTTCCTCATTGGACACTTGGGTTTCTAATCTCGCTGAGATGGATCCCTCGTGTTTGTTGGGTAAGGCCAAGGATGGTGCGTACTTTCCTCACAAAATTACTGACCCAAACTTCTTCTT